CGATGCAGCTATCAAGCTAAACGAGAAGGTAAAACTTAACGTACCTCTGGGAACAGATGTACAATTTGGTAATACTTATGCAGATATTCACTGAGCAGTAAATAAATAAAGTATTTACTTGCGAGAATACGATTTGGGTCTATATAGTATAGTACGACACCCCGACAAAAAGGAAGATTACAATGGGTAAGACAGTTCAACTAGAGTGCGAAATTGAGTGGGCTAAGTTGCGTCCAGAAGATCGGGACATGGGACCAAATGATGGTTCTGACTTGGCAAATACTATCAACGCTAAACAGGGTGTTTATGTCGTCAATCTAATGCTTACTGAGGAGAGTAAAGCTAAGATGGTTTCTGACGGTGTGCCTAACAAGGGACTACAAGCCCAGTTGTTTAAGACTACAAAAGATGGTCGAATGTTCTACAAAGCTACACGACCACATTTCAACCCTAAGTTCCGCAATCAGGAAACAGGGGAGCAGGGTGTAGAAGTAGGTCCACCAGCCATGTTCAAGCGAGAAGGTGACGGTTATGTCCCTTGGAACTGGGAAGAAGACGGTCTGGTAGGTAACGGCTCTAAGGCTATCGTTAAGCTAGACGTATGGGACGGTAAGATCACTACACTAGAAAAGGTAGCAATCGTTGACCACGTTGTCTATGAATCAAACACAGAAGATCGGAGCGTTTTCTAATGCAAGTTACGGTAACATTTTCAACAGACAGTGAAGACGATGGTTTCAATGGTAGCACAACCGTGGTACGTGATGACATCAACGATCTTTACGGACTAGCACAAGTCTTTTCAGATGCAGCACGAGCGGGAGGTTATACATACGTAGAAGATGTAGCCTTTGAGAAGGACGATGGCTCAATGACGTTTGGGTACGGCGGTGGCTAAAGTTAAAGTTCTGGTCGATGGGGACATCATAGCCTATCGTGCAGCCTTTTCTACTCAAGACTTACTCCCCAAGGATGCGGAAGAGAAGGTAGAAAACCTTCTGGACTTCATTCTTGAGGAGACCTTAGACTTTCATACACCAGATCAATACGAGGTGTATTTAACAGGGTCTAATAACTTTCGTTATGAGATAGCAAAGTCACACCCCTACAAGGGAAATAGAAAAGCGTCGGATAAGCCAAAGTATTTAAGTCATGTACGAGAGTATTTGATTAAGAAGTTTGGTGCCATAGTTAGTGAAGGAGAAGAAGCTGATGACCTCATAGCAATAGAAGCTACAAGATGTGGACCAAATACTATTGTAGCATCAATCGACAAAGATATGCTGCAGATACCCTGTCGCCACTACAACTTCAATAAGAAAGAGTGGACAACTGTTAATGACTGGAGTGGAGCTAAGTTCTTCTACACTCAGATACTGACAGGGGATGCAGCAGATAACATCAAGGGTCTCAAGGGAATTGGCCCTGTGAAAGCAGCTAAGATACTTGCGGGACTTACATCAGAGCAAGAACTCTGGGAAGCCTGTGTGAAGGCGTATGACGGTGATACAGACCGTATTATTGAGAACGCTAGGTTACTCTGGCTACGGAGGTATGAAGGAGAGCTATGGCAACCACCAGTAAGCGTAGACAACACGCTATAAAGAATGGTTACAGATCAGGACTTGAGGATGACATATCTGTTGACTTGAAGGATCGGGGTGTGAGTTTTGAGTATGAGACACTAAAGATTAAGTGGACGTTACTTGAGAATAAGACTTACACCCCAGACTTCATACTACCGAATGGAATAATAATTGAGTCAAAAGGACGATTTGTAGCTGCTGATCGAAAAAAGCACTTGAAGGTCAAGGAGCAGAACCCTAAGTTAGACATACGCTTTGTGTTTAGCAACAGCAGGGGGAAGCTGAACAAGGGTGCTAAATCAACATATGGTGACTGGTGCGATAAGCATGGGTTCATTTATGCAGACAAAAGGATACCAGACGAATGGTTGAAGTGAATAGCTTACTAACGCAACTACTTAATCTAAACAAAGAACAGCTTGAAGAGGTCGGGTTCCACGTAAGTGTCGCCCTAATGGAAATGGAGGTAGTAGATGAGTAAAACAGTTGTAGTCTTTAGTTGCGCTCACGTTGATCCTTCCGTGGATAATGAGCGTTTCAACTGGTTGGGAGAGTTCTTATATGACCTCAAACCTGACTATGTTGTTGACTTGGGGGATGGCGCTGACATGCGGTCATTAAATACATTTGACACTCGTTCCCCAGAAGCAATCGTTAGCCAGAACTATGAAGCTGACATCAACCACTACAATGATGCACAGGAGCGTATCCGATGGAAGTTCAGACACCACAAGCGCAAACGGCCTAACTATTTTGGATTTGAGGGAAACCATGAGCAACGCATCAAGAAAGCAATCAGGACAGACCCCCGACTGGAGGGAAGCAAGTACGGGATTTCCTTCGGGCATCTTCAAACAAAGCACTGGTTCGATGAATACCATGAATATGAAAACTCAGCACCAGCGATTGCTGACTACGATGGTGTCTCTTACGCGCACTTCTTTAGTAGCGGCAACTTTGGGTCTGCTATGTCTGGTATGCACCATGCTAACGGGTTACTGGCTCACCGTCACCATAGCTCTACTTGCGGCCACAGCCATAAACGTGACCTTAAGTTTAAAGATGCTTCGCACCCTAACGGTGTTATCGGACTTGTCGCTGGCTGCTATAAGGGTGCAGCAGAGGGATGGGCAGGGCAAGCCAACAAGGAGTGGTGGTCTGGAGTAGTTGTTAAGCGTGAGGTATCTGACGGTATGTATGAGCCACAGTTTGTATCACAGGCAACACTAAAGGGGATGTATGGGAAAGCGTAGTAACTTCGAAAGAGTTGAACGTGATTACTACCCGACACCAATAGTTGCTGTTGAACCACTGATCCCGCACTTGCCTTACACGTTTGATTACGTAGAGCCATGTGCGGGTGATGCTAGACTGATACAGCATATAGATGAATTGACTGGAGGGCATGGGGAGTGCTTATATGCTTGCGACATTGATCCACGACACCCCGATGTATTTACCTTTGATGCTCTTACTTTGGATTTTGGTGGAAGGGGAGTAGTTGACTATTGCATTACAAACCCACCTTGGGATAGAAAGATATTACATCCGATGATTTCTCACTGGATGTACAGGTGTCCAACTTGGTTATTGTTTGATGCTGATTGGATGCACACAAAGCAGTCGGCATGGTTTATGTCGTATTGTACTAAAGTAGTAAGCGTTGGCAGAGTTAAGTGGATTGAGGGTAGCAAGAGCGTAGGTAAAGACAACTGCTCTTGGTATTGTTTTGATGCTTACGCTGATCCAACAAAGGCAACAGAGTTTTATGGTAGGACTATATAATGGACTTTAAAGAATATCAGAACAAGGCGGTAGCTTTTGCGATCTACCCTGCAACGCACAAGGTGTTGTACCCGACCTTGGGTTTGTGTGGTGAAGCTGGAGAGGTTGCTGAGAAGGTTAAGAAGCAAGTGCGTGACGGGGTGTTTAATCGACATGAGGTGGCAAAGGAACTGGGAGATGTCCTCTGGTATCTCACTAATGTGTGTAATGACATTGGTTATAACCTAGACGAAATTGCAGGTCTTAACATAGACAAGTTGCAAAGCCGTAAGAGACGAGATGTAATTCAAGGAAGTGGAGACAACAGATGACATGGTTTTGGAGATATGTAAACTTCCTAGCTACATGGCGGGAACATCGTAAAGCGATTAAACAGCTTAATCAGCTAACAACACGAGAGTTGAATGACATTGGTCTTAGTAGGTCAGACATTGACCGCCTAGTCTGGCTAGATGAAGATAAAGATAACCGAGGAAGAGAACTTAAATGAGCAACAACTATTTACCAACAGACTATCAGTCATTTATTCACAAGTCACGGTATGCACGATGGCAAGAAGGAACAGGCAACAGGGAGTCTTGGAGCGAGACAGTCACACGCTTCATGGACAACATTGTTATTCCCAAGACTGGTGATGACTCATACGTCCGAGAGATTGAACAAGCTATCCTATCGTTAGACGTAATGCCTAGTATGCGGTCATTGATGACAGCAGGTCCAGCCGCCTCACGCGACAATACTTCAATGTATAATTGCTCATACTTAGCAGTGAACAACATTAAGTCATTCGATCAAGCTATGTTCATCTTGTTGTGTGGCACAGGCGTAGGGTTCTCTGTAGAGCGTCAGAACGTATCTAAGCTACCAGAGGTGCCAGAGAAGATGTTTAATAGCGAGACTACTATCGTTGTTAAGGACAGCAAGGAGGGTTGGGCTAAGGCTCTTCGTCAATTGATTGCACTCCTATATAGTGGAGAGATTCCAAAGTGGGATGTATCAAAGGTACGACCAGCAGGTGCAAGACTTAAGACCTTTGGTGGTCGTGCATCAGGTCCAGCACCACTGATTGACTTGTTTAACTTTGCTATCAACACCTTTACTAATGCTAAGGGACGTAAGCTATCCTCTATTGAGTGTCACGACATCATGTGTAAAATTGGTGAAGTTGTGGTTGTCGGAGGTGTTCGTCGATCAGCTATGATCTCCTTGAGTAACCTATCTGATGATCGTATGCGTCATGCTAAGAGTGGTGCATGGTGGGAGAATGACAAGCAAAGAGCCTTGGCTAACAACTCTGTGTCATACACTGAGAAGCCAGATGCACTATCGTTTATGCGAGAGTGGACAGCACTGGTAGAGAGTGGATCAGGTGAACGTGGTATCTTTAATCGGGAGGCATCTAAGAAACAGGCTGGACTTAACGGACGGCGTGATGTAAACTACGAGTTTGGCACGAATCCTTGCAGCGAAATAATTTTGAGGCCAAGTCAGTTTTGCAACCTAACCGAGTGTGTAGTACGTTCTACTGATACTATAGAAGACCTAGAGCGTAAGGTACGCCTTGCGACTATTCTAGGTACCATACAGAGTACGTACACTCACTTCCCGTATCTAACAAAGGAGTGGACAGACAACACAGAGGAAGAGCGACTGTTAGGCGTAAGTCTTACGGGTATCATGGACAACACGTTAACGACACTTAAGAACAATGGCCTAGATAAGATGCTACGGCACCTTAAGCAAGTTGCAGTAGACACAAACAAAGAGTGGGCTGAACGTCTTGACATTCCTGTGGCTGCTGCTATTAGCTGTGTTAAGCCAAGTGGGACTGTTTCACAACTTGTTGACAGCAGCAGTGGGATTCATGCTAGACACAGCCCATACTACATCCGTACAGTACGTGGGGATATTAAAGACCCGCTAACTCAGTTTATGAAAGATAAGGGAGTGCCAAACGAACCATGCGTTATGAAGCCAGATACCACAGTGGTGTTCAGCTTCCCACAGAAGGCACCTACTGGTGCTGTATGTACCTCTGACATGTCTGCCATTGAGCAACTTGAGATGTGGTTAATGTATCAGCGAAATTGGTGTGAGCATAAGCCATCAGTGACAATCAACGTCAAGTCTGACGAATGGTTTGAGGTGGGTGCTTTTGTTTACAAGCACTTCGATGAGATGTCTGGTGTGTCGTTCCTACCGTACAGCGAACACACGTATCAACAGGCACCATATCAAGATTGTGGTAAGAGCGAATACGATATGCTTAAGTCAGTCATGCCTACCTCTATTGACTGGTCTGAGCTTGCAGACTATGAACAAGAGGACAATACATCAGGTAGTCAAACTATGGCTTGCTCTGGTGATAGTTGTGAGATCGTTGACCTAGTGTAACCCTACTACCTGAGCATGTGTTTAAACTGCTTACTTAACCCAAGGAGAGATCATGTATACTATCATTACCCGTAACAACTGTAAGTATTGTGACAAAGCTAAGGCTATGATGGACTTAGAGAAGATAAACTATGTAGTATTTAACGTAGAGTCCCCGCCGAACAAGTGGGTTCTGTCTCTTATGAAAGAGGCTACCATTAAGACTGTACCTCAAATCTTTGCTACCGATGGCAACCATATTGGTGGCTTCCGAGAACTTGAGACTTTGATGGGTTCTATCAACACTAGTAAGGAATACTGATGCAACTAGACTTGTTGTATACGTACCACAACCTAGAACCTAACGTGCAGACTAAGGTGTGTAAGAGTTGTGACATTGAGAAACCAGTATCGGAATTTAGGTTATACAGGAGAGCTACTGGAGACAGAGAGTCTAGGGACAGTAAATGTAAAACTTGCTCAAGGAGACAGTATGACGTAGCGGATCGACTTAGAAAAACAGCAAGTCCTTATGAGGGTAACTGTGGCTGTTGTGGCAAAGAAACCCCTAACCCTGTTTTAGACCACTGCCACAAAACTGAGGTGTTTAGGGGTTGGTTATGTTCTCCTTGTAACCTTGGTATCGGAACATTGGGTGACACCCTAAACGACATAACTAACGCCTTAACTTATTTAGAAAGAGCTTATGGTACAACAAGCACCTAAGAAGACTAAGCGTGAAACTACATATAAGGGGGCAGCAAAGAAGAAGACCTCTGGCCTAGTCCCAAAGACTGTCATGCAGGGTGAGCTAATCAAAGCCCTAAAGGAAAGTCAGCAGGTATTCATCTTAGGTCCAGCAGGTACTGGTAAGACGTATGTAACAGCGACACATGCAGCCGACCTCTACACAGCTAAGAAGATAGACAAGATCGTTATCACACGTCCTCACGTATCTGTAGGAAGGGAGCTAGGGTTCCTTAAGGGTGACTTACACGAGAAGACTATGCCTTGGGCATTGCCAGTGCTAGACGTGCTAGAGAAACACTTAGGTAAGGGTGCAGTGGAAACAGGTGTTAAGAATGGTAACATCGAAGTTGCGCCTATGGCACTAATGCGTGGACGTAGCTTTGAGAACGCCTTTATCATTGTCGATGAAACACAGAACATCACGCTGCACGAACTTAAGATGCTGCTGACAAGAGTGGGAGAGGGAACTACGATTGTACTGAACGGGGATGCTCAACAGAGTGATCTTAAAGAAGCTGATGGGTTGACGAAGGTTATTCATATTGCTAAGAAGCATATGTTGCCCGTAAACATTATTGAGTTTACTGTCGATGACATCGTAAGGTCTGACATCACAGCTATGTGGGTTAAGGCATTTGTTAAGGAGAAGTTATAG